CTTGCCAATCTCGGTAAAGGAGTAGTCAGACTCCATTCCTTGAATCTGGTTTATTATCAAGTCAAGCACTGACAGTGAACCGCGGACTTCCAACCGCTCTACCTGTGCCCGGCCATCAGGAAATATCCCTGCACCCTTGCCGGCAATCATACTGTCTACGAATTCGCCGAACTCGCCGCCTGCGAGGAGTTTAAGCAAATAATCTGTAGAGTCCGAGTGTTCTTTACTTAAGGCTCTTTCCGCAATCTCCAATAAAGTACGTAAAGAGGATAATACGTTCTTATCTGTTAGAGGCCGTTCATCATATTTTTCTAGAACAGTAACACTGCCAGCACCACCTCCATTTATAGTAGCCTGCATAGAACTTATCTGCCCCTCAATCTTATCTTCCCATTTTTCAGTCAGATAGTTTGATACGACACACGAAAGTTTTCCGGTCTTCAGATTCTTTTCTGTAGAAACAATACGAATAATTCTACTGATATTACGCGACGGTATGCTTACAGTTATCAAATCCCCACACTCTAAGCCACCCTTTTTCCTCATATAACGATAATCCACATCAAGAGTAAACTTTACCCTTTTTTGCGAATTAAAAGCAAGCCAATCCGTAGCTTTCTCACGTAACTTTGATATTGCAGCTTGCTTGTATGACTCTCCGAGACGAATACCGGTAAAATTAAACTCCTCACCACCTCTCAAATGTTTGGCCGCTGATGGGATAAGAGGTCTGCTTTGGGTTTCCGGATCAATGGGAGCCAATTCATCTTCTTGGTAGATTAGGGTTATTTTCTTATTAGAATTATCCCACTTAAATTCAAAGGATTTTCCCATTAAATCTCCTGTGAGAAAATTAATACGCGCATCATCGCCAATAGCCAATTCGTCAATATTAAAATCAATATCACGGCATATAAACTCACGATAATTCTCCCCCGTAGGATTCTCAACAAAACCAGTAAAAGAGGGATGAATATCATCAAAGACAATCTTTTTCTCAACTGCCCGATTGGTTTCTGAAAAGTTTTCCAAATACTTTTCGGGCAACATCAAACGTCCTTCTTCATCGCCTTCCCCTGGAGCCATATTCTTTGTTCCACCAACCGGATATACACGGGTAGTAACATCACCACTATCAACGTTGCTTTGCTCTACCTCATACAATCCGCCACCTTGCCCTTGTGTAAATGTCAGATTTCTTTCATTTTCAATGCGTGATACATAATTTATCGTATGGTCATGTACATAATACTCATAGCCATACGCCGAAGCCAGCTCTGATAATAAACTACGGCAATCTATCCCGTCAAATGATAATGTCATATATTCCGTATCAGGAATATTGCCAAGCTGCCATCCCGTATCTACCCCTAAAGGATTATCATCTGTCTTATTGACATTCCATATCAACAATTCCAACCAATCCCTCAATTTTCCCGTAAGAGTAACGCGAGTGCTTTGGGTTATCTTATTGGTTAGGATCTTATCTATTAAAGTATATTCCGGTGCTTCAAATAGGTATGTTGTAGCATGATTCACAGAACTTTTATCGGCAAATTCAGATGCACGATTAATTTTATATTTTATTCCGCCAACCCTTATAAAATCTCCCTCTTGAATATCAGGAATGGTATCAGTAACCACAGTTACCGATACTTCATTCTTATTCATTATGCCATTAGCCAATATAGCATCATCAGATGCAATACTGGCTACCTTGGTATCAATTCCAGAAACTACACGATATACCTCTAAGATGTCAATCATTGTTGCATTACCCTACATTTTAAATCGAATTCCAATACATGCTTAGTCCGCACTGTAACGGTTATTCCATCTTTAAAATATATCTCCAGACGTTCATTACCTTTCAAAATCAAATTT